AGGAAGTGGAGATAAAAGATGTCGAATAAAATTTATCATTGGACTAGCACTTTTAAATCATTAGGCGAATCTGAAGATGGCGGTGTTGAAATTAAAGGATCAGCAAGTACTAACGGTCTTGACAGAGCTGGAGATATTATCGAAAGTGATGCATGGACTAAAGGTGGATTAGAGAATTTCAAAAATAATCCAATAATTCTATTCAATCACAACTACGACAAACCTATTGGTCGTGCAAAAGATTTACAAGTTACAGACAACGGTTTAGAAATATCTGCAAAGATATCTAAAGCTGCTGGCGACGTAACACAACTAATTAAAGACGGTGTCCTTGGAGCTTTTTCTGTCGGTTTCAAAGTCAAGGACGCTGATTACATGACTGAAACCGATGGATATAAGATAAAGGACGCGGAGCTTTTTGAAGTGTCTGTAGTATCAGTACCTTGTAACCAAGGGGCAACTTTTGGATTATCAAAGTCATTTGATAGTATGGAACAGTACAACGAGTACAAGCAAACTTTTTATAAGGCTAACCCAGCAGAAATAGCAGACGCTGTTAATGTTGAGCAGCCAGGACGGGAGGAATCCCATAACATGGAGACAAATATGTCAAACGAAAAACAATCTCCTGAAAGCAACTTTGATTTAGACGCTTTTGCAAAGAAAGTAGCTGCTGATACAGCTGCTGAAATTGCAATGAAGCAAGCTGAACAGAAAGCTGCTGAACAGAAGGCTGCAGAAGAAGCTGCTCAAAAGGCTGCTGACGAAGCTGAAGTTCAAAAGGCTAACGAAGTAGCAGATCAGGAAAAAACTAAAACTATAGTTGAAGCTGGACTAACAGGAGCTGAGAAGCTTATGAATGATGTTGAGTCTAGAGTTAAAGAAGACTACACTCAATTAGAGTCAGTCGTAAAATCTTTAGAGTCACAACTAGCTGAGAAATCAGAAGAAATTATGAACATCAGAGAGTCTAAAAGACATTTCTCTGACAGAGGTTCAAACGGTGACTGGAAGAAAACTTTCGAGCAAGATATCCTTGACGCAAAATTTGCTGGTTTAGCGACTGGTAAAGGCTGGGACAATGATGTAGCTAAAGGTGTAATGGAAAAAGTTAACGCCCATTCAGGTGTTGCTGTTTCATCTGCAGACTTTGAGCAAGTTGTTTCAACAAACATCGAAAGAGATATTCAGAACGAGTTGGTATTAGCACCTCTATTTAGAGAGATCCCAATGACTTCTGCTAACATGATTATACCTATCTTACCAGATGCAGGTTATGCTGAATTCACAGGTAACCAAGCAGCAAGTGGTGCTTCACCACATGGTAACTTGCAAGAAAGAGGGGATGCTTATAACCCTGGTTCAGCAGGTGGTGTAGATATGACTGAAAGAACTCTTTCAACTAAGAAACTTATTTCACAATCATACTTAGGTAACGAAACTGAAGAAGATGCAATCTTACCAATTCTTCCTTTAATTAGAGAATCAATGGTGAGAGCACACGCTAGAGGTATCGAGAATGCTATCCTAGCTGGTGATGACGCTGACGGTGCTTATGGTACTTCAGGTGCAGCTTTTGAAGGTCTTTTACACCTAGCAAGAACTGACTCAGACTATACACAATCAACAACTGCTTTTGCAAGTGATAAAATAGACGCTGAAGTTCTTCTTGGATTAAGAAAGAATATGGGTAAATATGGTATCAATCCAAGTGAAGTAGTATATATTGTTTCACAAAGATCATACTACGAACTATTAGAAGATGCTGAGTTCCAAGATGCTAACCTAGTTGGCGACATGGCTACTAAGCTTTCTGGTGAAATTGGTCAAGTATTCGGTTCAAGAGTACTATTATGTGACGAATTCGCATCACCAGCAGTAGCTAAGTTCGGAGCTATCGCAGTTAACCCAAGAAACTTTGTATTACCTAGACTAAGAGGTGTTACAGTTGAATCAGACTACGAAGTAGCTAACCAAAGAAGAGTCCTAGTGGCTTCTCAAAGAATCGGATTTACCGATCTTATCGATGGTGCAACTTCTAAGTGGGGTTGGATGTATAAAGCTAGCTAATATTTAGCTTAATAAGGTTTTTGGGAGTGTACCGAACACTCCCACTTTTTAATTATGGCAAATTTAATAACATTAGCACAGTACAAAGATTTCGCGGGTATCACCGGGGTAGCCGAGGATGCAAAAATCAATGTTATTATACCAGCTATTAGCCAAGCAGTTAAAACATACTGCGGCACAAGTTTTATAGATTATTATTCAAGTGCAAAAACCGAATATTACGATATTAAGGATAAATACACAAATGCAATAATACTCGATGAAAGTCCAGTTGTGAGCGTGACTTCAGTTTCCGAAAGGGAAAGTCAATCAGACTCATACACGACTTTAATAACAGGTAACTCTGACGGAAGTGGTAAATACGAATATGTAGTAGACGAAGGTCTCGACACCATTTTCAGAACAACTGCGACAGGTGATACACACTTTCCACAAGGAAGAAAAGCAGTAAAAGTAGTATATACCTCAGGGTATTCAGCTACTCCAGAAGATTTAAAATTAGCATGTTTTGATCTAGTTAAATACTACTTAAAAGATGAAAGAAAAACAAGTTTAGCTATTTCAGGTGCTCAGATACAGAACCCTGTATCAACAAGTTTAAGGGAAAACATAGGATTTCCGGACCATATTAAACGTATACTGGATTTTTATAAGATACATAAGTAATGGGAGTTAAGTTTAAACATAAAAAAGGATCTCAAAGAAGTCTTTTTGATTTTGTTAGCTACTCTAAAGAAAAAGGTGGAATTACAGGACAAGTAATAGCTGAAGAGTTCTCCAAAGATTTAAGTACTGCCTCTAAAACTTTACGAGAGCAGGTAGATTCAGTAATGGTGGGAGATTTAGAAGTACCTGGCGAGTTTTTAGATAAACTAACAGCAGCAGGTAAAAAATTGGTATCTACAAAAATTAGCGAGGGTAACATTTTAACAGAAAGAACTCAAAATGGCTTGCGTAATGCGTTAAATGGTTTAATTAAAGCTATAGAAGGCAATACCGCAGCTGGTATAGGAGGTGGCTGGGAAGTAGACCACCAAGAACTAAACATAGTAGGTATAAGACTAGTATATGTTTTAGAGTACTTAAGGTACATAAGAGGTGAGATCCAAGTAGCAAACAAATTAAGAAAAAATGCTAGAGGATTAAGTGCTTTAGGAGATAATGAAATAGGTACTTTACAAGTTTCAGGAACAGATAAGACCGTTACAGCACGAGAGTTAGATACTTTAATAGCAGATTTTAAATGGTTAGTTGCAGCAAATGCTGCTTTATCCAATGCATATAAAACAGGTTTTAAAGTAAACCCTAAGGATATGAAAGCTTTAACTACTGAATGGTTAAAAGCAAATAAATATAACCTAGATGCGTACAAAGATAAAGTTATAAATGTTAATTCAAAAACTGATTTTTCATTTAGACTAGAAACTAGAACATTTAATAGAGATATAAAAGGAAGAGTAGAAAAAATATTAGGAAGAAGAGCTTCTAAGATTCTTGGACAAAAACTATCAAGTTGGTTTGGAGTGTGGAAACAACAAGAACAAGAGTTTGCAGCTGATTTTTTCCCGGGCAGACCAAAAGATTTATTTAAAATTAAAGGTTCTAAGCAAATGGGACCAGAGATAGAGAATCAGCTTTTAGACTCACTAGATGGAAAAAAGAGAACATATAAGTCTAGTAGCAAAGCAAAGAGTACTATAGTAGAAAAACCTGAAAATAAAACAAAAGCAGGACTAAAAAAGTTAGGAAGAAAAAAGACAGATGCAGTAAAAAGTTTAAAACAAGCATCTGCAAAAGTAGCCTCAGCTAAAGTAGGTAAAGAAAAAGCCGATGGCGGCATTAGTTTAGTAAAACTTAAATCTCAGATCAATAGAAGTCTAGGGGCAGAGATTAGAAGAAACATGGGAAGGCCTGCACTTATAAATAGGACAGGGCAATTTTCAAATAGTGCAGAACTTTTGAGCTTAAGAGACACTGGAAAAACTATAACTGGAGAATATACTTATACTCTTACAGGCGGTGGGCAAAGTAAAAATAGAACAGGAGTTTATGCTACTTTTGAAAATAGGGGCATAAAAAAGTGGCCGGTAGGCTACAACCCAAAACCTTTAATAGCAAAAAGTATAAGAAATTTAGCGTTAAAATATACAGAAGAAAAATTTACGCTTAGGAGAGTATAATGGCATACAGAACACAAAGAAAAAAGATAGCCGAGGCTCTCGTAGAAAAGTTTAAACAGATTGATGGAAATTATCCATATAACTCTAACCTCTATCAAAATGCTGATTCTCATTTAGTATTTTTAGATGAGATACAACAATATCCAAAAGTGTGCGTTGTAGCTGGAGACGAGGAGAGAATATATCAACCTGGAGGGTTCAAGTGGAGATTTTTAACAGTAACAATCAGGGCGTATGTAGAAGATGCAAATGACCCTCAAGAAATTTTATCTTTATTACTCGAAGACATCGAAAGAGTCATAGATGATAACGATATACTAGTGTATGACAGTAGTGTCTCACCTAATTTAGAAACGACATCAATGACTATTCAACAGATTAGTACAGATGAAGGAGTTATCACTCCGCTAGGTATAGGCGAAATGGTACTTGAAGTACGATATTAGGAAACAGGTAAAGCAGAAAATTCTAGCTAAACCCTTTCCAAAGTAAATTATAGGAGATAAGCAAAATGGCTTTAAATCTATCAAGAAATACCAAGGTATTTGTATCATCAGTAAACGGAATGCACGCAAGTGGTGGTTCGTTATTAAGTGTTGATGCATTTACTGCAGGTACAGGACATGCTGTAGGCGACGTTATTACTTTATCTAATGGAGTAAAAGTAGTAGTAAAAACAGTCAATGGCAGTGGCGGAGTAACATCCGTTGCACTTCCAAACAACTTTAGAGGAACAGGAATCAGTGATGGCGCAGGATTATCCCAGAGTGCTACAACTGGTAGTGGAACAGGTTTTGACTGTGACGCTGACGGAGTTTCTTCAGTAACTTCAGAAGGTTCAAGAACTGGAACAGGACTTTTTAAAGGAAACGGAACAGACGCTAATACTTTTAAAATCGGAGTACTAGACGGATATAGTTTTTCACAAAGTTCAGAATCTACAGATATAACAATTAATGAAGCGGGTGCGACCCCAAGTAGAGGATCAAAAAGATTCAATGACTCTTTAGCTCCAGCTGAGTGGTCATTCTCAACTTATGTAAGACCTTTTAAACATGGTGGCAACAGTAACAGAGGTACTGGAGTTCATGATATGTGTGAAAACATTTTATGGGCAGCTATTGCTGGTAAAGATATTACTGGAGGTGCGCTTAGCGGAACTTCAGCTCCAGCAGTTGTTTGTGACTCAACAGATGCAGATGTATCTTTTGCAAGATCTGACCATCACGAATTATTAAAATTATCAATATTTTTCGTAATGGAAAATACTACTTACAGACTAAATGAGTGTCAAGTAAACCAAGCTGAGATTGACTTCTCAATTGATGGTATTGCTACTATTGCTTGGTCAGGTAACGCAACAACTATTGATCAGGTAACTACAGCTATAGAAGACCCAAGTAAAGCATTAACAACTGATGGAACTACTGATACAGCTGATACATCTGGAACTTATGCTGAAGGGTACAACTATGTAGATACTACAGCTTCTTCAGACGCTGATTATCTAAGAAATAAGTTATCTACTTTAAGTTTAGTACATAAAGTAACTGGCTCAGGTGCTACAGAAGCATTAAGTGTAGCAACTAGCGGTACTTCAGATAAAACATATCAAATTAATATTACTGGTGGTTCTTTAACAATCGCTAACAATATTACTTATTTGACTCCAGAAACATTAGGAGTTGTTGATACTCCAATTGGTTCTTTTTCAGGGTCAAGACAGATAAGTGGTTCTCTAACTATGTACTTAGATACTAAAGCAGATGGCTCTAATGAGTTATTATCTGACTTAACAAAAGCTACAGACTTAGTGAATACTAAATTTGACATGAGTTTGTTTATGGGCGGAGCATCTTCAGATACTCCAGTTGTAGAGTTTGATCTACCGGTAGCTCATTTCCAAATACCGTCAATAGAAACTGCAGATATTATATCATCTACTGTTGAGTTCGCAGCTCAAGGTAGTAACTTATCAACAGGAGACGAAATGACAGTTAAGTATAAAGGCTCAACTACTCATTCTGACTCTG